AAAAATTTTTTTCAGTTTATTATGACGATTCATATAAATCTTTATCATCATCTGTTTCTTCTTCTATCAAATCATATGGACCTTTATATTCATCTTCTTCAGAATATTTTAGTGTGTCTCAATATTCATCTCCGATTGAAATGCCAACGAATCCAAAATTACCAACAACACCACAATCTATTATAAATAATATCTGTAAAACTATACATTCAAATAAATTGACTAAACGAGGAATGTTAATTTGGCATTCTACTGGAAGTGGTAAAACTTGTACTGCAACTTCTATTATTGAAGGTTTTTGGGGAACTAAACAACAAATTATTTATTGTAGTAGTAGAGAAGCATTGGTAAGTAATCCACCGAGTAATTTTTATAAATGTGCTGCAGATTTATTTCCAAGATTTGCAGGAAAGGAATTGAATAAAATTGAAAAAGAATTTAAAAGTGTAGGATTTAACCACTTATCATTTGCTCAATTATCAAATAGAATAGAAAATAAAAATCTTGATTTAAATAAATGTATTTTAATTATTGATGAAGTTCACAATTTATTTAGACCTTTATCGAATCAACGAAAACAACATCAAAAAGTAGAAAATTTATTATTGTCTGGTTCTAGATTTCCGAAAATGAAAATTTTTATTTTAACTGCTACATTAGGAGATAACCCAGTTGAAATTTTAAAATTATTGAATATTGTCAGAGATAATGGAACACCAGAATTTAAAGAAAGTGATTTAGATGACATTGACCAATTTAAATTAAAAATCAGAGGTTTAATATCATTTTTTGATATGTCAAATGATACTAGCAAATTCCCAGTTGTTATTAATAAAGATCCTAATTATGTCGATATGTCTCAAAAACAATTTGAAGAATATATAGTCAAATATAATGAAGTCAAAGATGGTGCTAAAGATTTTAAAGCTTTAGCTAAAGCCAATACTTTAAATAAATATTGGGCTGCTGCTCGTCGTTATTCAAATACTCTTTATAATTTTGAGAAAGGACTAACACTTAGAGAATTTAGTGCCAAATTAGAAGAATTATTATTAAATGTTTTACAATACAAAGATCAAAAACAATATATTTATTCAGCCTTTTATGAAAATAAAGGTTATGGTGGGCACGGCGTTTTAGCAATAGCTAAGCAATTAAATGAACGCGGATATACTAAATTGACACCATCAGAAGCAATGAGAATTATGCAAAATCCTAAAGAAGAAGATAAACAACCTCGTTATATTTTAGCTATAAGCACACAATTAGGCACTGATAAAGGTGCAGATCTTGATAAACTAAGAGCTTTATATAATGCTCCTTTTAATAAAAACGGTGAATATGTTCATTTATTTTTGGCATCACAATCATATAACGAGGGAATAGATCTTAAAGCGGTTCGACATATTCATATATTTGAACCTTTGATAACCTGGGCTAGTGATAAACAAACAATAGGTAGAGCAGCTCGTTTATGTTCTCATAGTGATTTAGACAAGAAAGATTGGGATGTTACAATTCATAGATATATAAGTACTTTTCCAACAAAAGAAGTTAAAATGGATGCGTCTGGAATATTAGATTTATCACAATTAGTGGAACAATTAGGATTATTAGAAAGACGAGAAGAAGAATTAAAAGAAATAGTAAAAGAAAACAAGGATGCAATTAGGGAAATTAAGAAGTCAATAACAAAAGCCAAAAAGGCAAAACAATCTATTGTAGAATTAGAATATCAATTAGAAGATTATACAAATCTATTAGAAGGAATAAAAGCAGATGTTGATAAAAATAAACAAGAAATTAAAAAAGTAAAAGCAGCAATTAAAAAGTTAGAGAAAGCAGAAAAAGGAACTTCAAAGAAAAAGAAAATAGATATGACAGGAATAGAAAACATAGATCAATTTATTTATAATAATGCTATAAGCAAAATGCAAAACATATTAACTTTATATCAAGCGATGAAAGAAGCCGCAGTTGATTGTCAAGTATTGAAAGAATTTCACAGTTCAGGAAATCAAATTATAAATTGTCATAATTATTAATTTTATTTATTTTTATTCCATTAAAAAAATATAATTATTATATAATGTATATATACGATTGTATCATTATCGGTTCAGGTCCTGCAGGTTTAGCTTTTGCGACTTTGGCAGATAAGAAAGAAAAAATAATGATAATAGAAAAAGATAAATTTATTGGTGGTTGTCATAAAGTCAATAGACAAAAATACGAAAATGAATATTATTTCTGCGAACACGGTCCTAGAATGTATTTTAGCAATTATTTGAATTTTAAGATGATTTTAAATAAAATAGGATTAAAATTCAATGATGTATTCGTTAAATATAAAATGGGTATGATTGAATCATTATATGAAGATGTTATTAAACCTAATATTTTTAATTTTAACGAAACTACAGCTTTAATAATTAGTTTTTTTAAATTAATGTTAGATCCTAATTATGCAAAAAATATGTCTTTATACGAATTTATGAAAATTAATAATTTCAGAGAAAGTGCCGTTAATTATATTGATCGCAATGCTAGAATAGCCGATGGTAGTGATATTCATAAGACTTCCTTAAATAGTTATTTGAGTATATTGAATGAGACATTATTATATAATGCGTATCAACCAAAACTTCCGAATGATGAAGGATTATTTAATATATGGAAGAATAATTTAACTAATGTAGATTTTAAATTCAATAGAGAAGTAAATAAAATAGAGAAAGAAAAAGAAATAATCAAATTAACAACATCAAATAATGATAATTATTATGCTAAAAAAGTAATAATAGCTATTCCACCTGTAAATTTATATAAAATTCTCAAAAATTCACCAGAAAACTTAAGAACTATTAATGATTTAGCCGAATATTCAGAAAAAACCGAATATAATGAATATATATCTGTTACATTTCATTGGAATTATGAATTAAACGATTTACCTAAAAATTATAGTTTTTCTAATAATACTGATTGGGGTATAATTAAAATCGTTTTGACTGATTATATGAAATTTAAAGAAAGAAATTCAAAAACAGTTATTAGTTGTTGTATTTCTTATTTAGATAAAAAAAGCAAATATATAAATAAAACTGCGAATGAATGTTCAGATAAGAATGAAGTTATTTATGAAATTTACAGACAACTAAAAGAAATATATCATAATTTACCTGTTCCGACATTAGCATTTATGAATAACTATTATGCTAATGGAAAATGGCAATCAAACGAAACAGCTTTTATTAGAACAGTTAATAATGATTATATCAGAAATAATAAAATAAGTGATAATATTTATATTCTAGGAACACACACAGGAAACGCTAAAATTCATTATACAACCTTAGAAAGTGCTGTAACTAATGCTATACATTTGGTAAATGTTATTTATAATACAAATTACCAAATTAAGCGCCCATTTACTATTAAAGATCTTATGATAATTATAATTATTTTGATTATTATTATTATAATAATATTAAATATTAATGGTTGATAGAAGAAGAGATAGCAAAGAAGACGATGTAATCGTATTAATTGATGATAATCACTCTAATAAACTTAAAGCAGATTTAGTTAATATATCAGCTTCAACACCTACTTCAAGAGACGACAATAAATTATTAACTTTATATGAATTTACAGATAAGAAAACTACAGAAAGCCAAACAAGCGAAACAGCAAATGATATTAACGATAAAAAAGAACGATTATATAAATCGATCAAAGAAAATAAGAAAAAAATATCAACATCATTATATATAATATCAGCTAAATATGATTTAATTTATTTCAGATATAATAGAATTTCATTATTGATATTAATAATATCAACTTTGACAACATTTATTGAGGCTATAAGATTGACATTAATAAATTATCAAAATGATAATCAAAATTCACAAATGGGATTAATCATATCAAAAGAAACGATTTCTTTGATGGTTAATATGATATCATTATTTATGGGAACATTATTGACAATATTAAGCTCAATTGTCAAATTTAGAAATTATAGGGAAAATATGGAAAAACTTAAAAACATACACGATATATTATTTAATTATAAATTGATGTATAACAAACAAAAGGATATGATTGATTATTTTACTATGTCGAATAATTTAACACCTGAACTATTTGATAAATTGGTTGAAAATGTTGAAAATATAAATAAAGAAATTAAAGATATTAATATCTTTGAAAATGTACGAATTAAAGATATTATTAAATTCAATAGAATTAAAGTGCAACACGATATAGAATTAAAACGATTAACTAATAAGAGAGAATTAGAATTCTTGAAATTGACAATCGAATCAACTCAAAATAAGTTTTTATATGAAAATAAACCTAATAAAAATAAACCAGGATGTTTTTAATTTGAATAAGCTAAACCACCCATTCCTGATAATATGCGAAGTACATTATAATTAACAGTATAGATATAAATAGTGCCATTGACTGAAGAAGCAAGTGATAAAACAGCAGTATCTATACGAGACATATTAAGAGTGCCTGATGGTTGATGCTCTTCTGGTTTGATGGCAAATGAATAAACATTTATACCGTTATTAAAAACATTGGGGGTATTTTCGTGATGTTGATAAGGTTGAACAAGAGTGAAATAAGTTCCATTGCGTTCAGCGAAACGATCATTGCCATTCAATTGTATTTTAGCCTTAGTTACTGGATTTTTGCTTAAAACATATTGATTGTCCTTATTGCGATCAGTAAAATTATTCCAATATGGAGCGGCAACAACATCAGCAGTAACTGAAGAAACATCTGGTTTTATTACCCATACTAATTCTTTGCAAGGATGATTAAAATTCATTCGGATGCTCTTCATTGAATTTGAACTGTTTCCTGAAACTGTATCAGCTCCAGTAAATTGTAATTGTTCAATTAGATATTCGTGAGATAGTTGAGCAAAACGACGGCGTTCGTCAGTGTCTAAGAAGATGTAATCAACCCATAGAGAAGCAGCAGATAAAGATACATTTGAAGCAGCTCCAGTAAATTTGGTATTATCATCAGTTGCTGAAGCAACTGGTCGTGATGCTGACATATTCTTACTAGTATCAATCATAGCAGTTACAGTTTCTAATTCAATATTAACTTTAACTTCGTGATATTGAAGAGCAATTAGTGGAAGTGCTAATCCAACATTTCGGCAAAACCAAAATTCTAGTGGGACATATAAAGAATAGCTATCACCTGCGCCTAAATAAATAGAACGATTGTATTTATCTCCACCAACCATTAGTTTATAACCGTCGCGTTTTCCAATTGGAAGTGATAATTCATTCCAGATGTATAACCATTCTGAATAATGCTTATCAATACGCTGACCGCCGATTTCTAATTCGATTGTTTTTAATAATTTTAGTCCAAAGAATGGAACCATCGCAACAGCCCCATCCTTTCCAGCTGCAGTATTATTATTAGTGATAGTACCAGTGAAATAAATACGATTAATTAAATCACCATTTCGAGTAACTTGGCAAGTCACTCGAGAACCAAAAGATGCAGAACCATTGAAAGTTTGTTCGATTGCTTCTATGGCAAAATTAGTATGACGGCGATAAGCAACTTTGAAAAAAGTAATTTGAGGATTACCAGTTAAATAAACATCCTGAGCACCATAAGCAACAAGTTGAAGAAGACCACCACCCATTTATGCTATATTCTTTATACTATAATAGGAGAAAAAAAAAGAATTTATATTTAATTTGAATAAGCTAATCCACCCATTCCTGAAAGAATGCGTAGTACATTATAATTGACTGCATAAACATATAAAATTGATTTGGTAGGATCATAATCAGTAGCAGTTGCACCAGTCTTATCTTCAAAACTTAAACTTAATATGGCAGTATCTATGCGAGACATATTAAGAGTTCCAGACGGTTGATGCTCTTCTGGTTTAAGAGCAAATGAATAAACATTAATACCGGCATTAGTTGGAATATTTTCGTGATGTTGGAAAGGTTGAACTAAATTGAAATATCGTCCGGGGCGTTCATAGAAACGATCGTTGCCATTTAATATTAATTTAGCAGATTTAACAGGATTTGAAGGCATAGCAGTTGCGTTGGCAGCTTTAGCAACATAATTAATATTAGTTTGCATTAACAAAGATTTTAATACTTCAGGGTCATTTGGAATGCCAGTTTTATCTATAGCAGATGCTGCTGTAGTATAATTAAACCAGTTTGCTCGTTCATCTACTGTGCTTCCATCATTAGTAACGAACCAAACTAATTCCTTGCAAGGATGATTAAAATTTAATTTTGTTTTTAGTCCAGTAGCAGAAGTTATAGCTTCTTGACCAGTAAATTGTAATTGTTCAATTAGATATTCGTGAGATAGCTGAGCAAAACGGCGGCGTTCATCAGTATCTAAGAAGATGTAATCAACCCATAGAGAAGCTGTGAAACCATTTGAGTCAGCTGCAGTAACCATACATTTCTCAGCAGTTTCAAAATTTATATTTATTTTTACTTCGTGATATTGAAGGGCTATTAATGGTAGAGCAAGACCAATATTGCGACAGAACCAGAATTCAAGAGGAATATATAAAGTATGTGCAGCATTACCACCGTAAGCACCTACCATTTCGTTATATCCGTATCGTTTGGAAACGGGTAAAGATAATTCGTTCCATACATATAACCAATGAGAATAATGTTTATCAATCTTTTGACCTCCGATTTCGATTTCAACATAGTTGATTAAACGAAGACCAAAATAATTAAAATATGCAGTAGTATTTTTAGGTTTTGCTGCTTTTACTTGTAAATACATACGATTAATTAAATCACCATTTCGAGAAATCTGACAGGTTACACGAGAACCAAAAGTAGGATTACCGTTAAAAGTTTGTTCAATTGCTTCTAATGCAAAATTAGTATGACGGCGATAAGCAACTTTGAAAAAAGTAATTTGAGGATTACCAGTTAAATAAACATCCTGAGCACCATAAGCAACAAGTTGAAGAAGACCACCACCCATTTATGCTATATTCTTTATACTATAATAGGAGAAAAAAAAAGAATTTATATTTAATTTGAATAAGCTAATCCACCCATTCCTGAAAGAATGCGTAGTACGTTATAATTGACTGCATATATGTTTATATTACCTGAAATAACTGCAGTCACTCCAGTTAATGGTTTAACATCTAAAATGGCAGTATCAATACGAGACATATTAAGAGTACCTGATGGTTGATGTTCTTCTGGTTTGAGAGCAAATGAATAAACATTAATGCCACGATTTAGAGGGATATTAGTATGATGTTGATATGGTTGAACAAGATTGAAATAAGAACCATTGCGAACATTAAAACGATCATTGCCGTTTAATTGTAAAAGACAAGTATCAAATGGATTAACATTTTTAGTTGCTATAACTCCAGTTTGATATGGTAATATATGATCAATTGCACCTTGATTTTGAGTTAGTGCAGTAACTGCAGCAGCACCCGTATTAGAAGTTACTACAGCATCTGCGAATAGAGTATCATATTTAAATAAAGCTGGGAAATTATAACCATCATCTTCTGCAGGGTTAATTGTTGGTAAAGCAGCTTCTACATTAGGAACGGTATAATTATACCAATAAGCATTTGGATTATGTATTTTAGCAACCCATATCAATTCTTTGCAAGGATGATTAAAATTTAATTTAACTCTAGAACCAGTAGAATTTAAAGTTTCTTGACCAGTAAATTGTAATTGTTCGATTAAATATTCGTGAGATAATTGAGCGAATTTGCGTCGTTCATCAGTATCTAAGAAAATATAATCAACCCATAAATTAGGACTTATAAGAGATAAAGATTCTGATGTTCCGTTAGCAGCATTACCAGGTTGGAATGTGCAATTATTTAAAGTTTCAAATTCAATCTTTAGTTTGACTTCGTGATATTGGAGAGCTATAAGTGGTAGAGCTAGACCAATATTGCGACAGAACCAGAATTCAAGAGGTATATAAAGAGTTGTAACACCACTGTCGGTGCCAACATTTAAAATGTCGTGATCTGCACCAACCATAGTATCCCAGGCATAGCGTTTGCCAAGTGGTAAAGATAATTCGTTCCATATATATAGCCAATCAGAATAATGTTTATCTATTTGTTGTCCGCCAATTTCTA